GCTCAAAGACGCAAAGGTGATTAATTACGCTGAAGGTTATGCAACTGCCGCAAGCTATTTTCAAGACATGGCACAGCCGGTTATCTGCTGCTTCGATGCAGGTAACCTCAAGCCGGTTGCTGAGACGATTAGTGAATATTTTCCAAACGCGAAGCACGTCTTTATTGCTGATCAAGACGAGAGTAGAACCGGTGAGGTTAAAGCCATCGAGGCGAGCCAGGCGGTGCGCAGCCGGGGCGCTGAAAGCGAGGTTTTGATACCAGAGGCGGTTGGTGATTACAACGATCACGCTATCGAGGGCGAGCTGTTGCCCAAATTGAAGACGGTGACGGTGCCGACTGAGTACGACTTTAATCGTAACGACAGAGGAAAGTATCTGAATACGAAAGGGAACGTACAAGGTGTGATGACGCTGAACGGCATTACGTGCGCATACAATGTGATAAAGAAACGTATGGAAATTGAGGTGCCTGACGCCAATTTTATCCAAGACATGCAGGACGAATCAGCGCTGATAGAGATAGAAGATCGCTGTATACAAATGGATATACCTCATACCAAAGTGAGGGATTACTTGAAATTGCTGGCGGTCGAATACAATCCGGTTAAGGATTGGATGGAGTCGCGGGCATGGGACGGGCAGAGCAGGTTACAGGATTTCTTAGACAGCATAACGAGCGTTGACAGGTCTTTGAAAGAAATGCTCATGAAAAAATGGTTAATCAGTTGTGTGGCAGCGGCTTGTGAGCCAAATGGTGTGTCCTTGGAAGGCATACTGGTCTTTCAGGGAGCTCAGGGTTTGGGCAAGACGCTGTGGTTCAAGCGGCTGGCTGATTACGATCAAGGTTGGTTGCTGGAAGGTGCAACGCTAAACCCATCCGACAAAGACAGTGTAAAGCAGGCGGTGAGCCATTGGCTGGTCGAGTTGGGTGAGTTGCAGAGCACCTTCAAACGCAGTGATATGGATCAATTAAAAGCATTTTGTACGAAGAAGGTTGACGAGCTGCGTCTACCTTATGATCGAGCGTTCACAACATATCAAAGGCGAACAGCATTTTACGCAAGTGTTAACGAAAGAGAGTTTCTGATTGATACAACCGGCAATCGAAGATTTTGGGTCATACCGGTCACGGGTATTGATGTTAATCACGGCGTTGACATGCAGCAGCTTTGGAGTGAAGTAAAGGAGACGATGTACCGAGAAGGCCAGCAGAACTGGTTTCTCAGCCCAGACGAGCGAGCGCAACTGCAGGAGAGTAATGAGCTTTACCGAACTCAATCCAGCGTCGAGGATCTTATTCTTGAGCACGTCGATTTTTTATCGGTCGATACTAAGCCAGTGCAGATGACCAAATTGTTGCGAGATTTAGGCGTGAACAGTCCGAGGATGGCCGACTTTAAGGATGCTGCAAGAATCTTGAGTGAGCGCGGGAAAGAACCGCGCAGAAGCTCGGGCAAAAAGATCTATGACTTATGTTATTCCTCAGTCGAAGACGACAAGACAGACTTACTCGGCTTCACCCCAAAGGGTTGGTCTTAGCTGTTGAGTGTATAAACACTTGCACATCGACACGGAGTGTGTATGCTGTACTCATCAACAACAAAAACAGAGGTAAAGACAATGAGCATACAAGGAGCAATCGGGTACTTACGGTCGGACATCGAGTGGTCAATTTATCAGGACACTAAAGACGATAACTCTAGTAATTGGGTCGATGACAATGAAGTAAGTGACCACATCGCTGACGGAATTTATGAGGTTGAGCAATTCGATTTTTCGATTAAACGTAAAATTACTTTAAATACTAAGGTATTGGTCTTGAAAGGAAAAATTGATATTGAATCGTCGAAAGAAGCTGTAAGTGAGTTTTTAAACAGAGCAGACGATTGGCATAATTTTATAGAGGGCGTCATTGTTGGTGAAAAGCCGAACACTATAACGTTCATTTTAGGCAGCTAAATAAAAAGCTGAGGGACCAAGACCCTCATCAACAACGAGAAGGAAACAAATAATGATTATTAAATATCAAAACGGTGATGAGCTTCACTTTCCAAATATAAGAGAGACAACAAATATTGAAGCGCCCCTAGTAGAACCGCAGCCAAAGTCGCAGTGGGTACGTGATGCCAAAGGCAATTGGATTAGATCATGAAGGGCTTCGACAAGGCGATGCTTGACTGGGAGAGCGCCCAAAACCGCTTACGGGGTGGGCCTGACTCTGACTGGGAGGACCTTGATGAGGGCCTTGATGATGAAGAAGATGATGAAGAAGATGATGAGGTGTGAATATAAGGAAATTAAAGAAGCGGCTTAGGCCGTTTTTTTTTGCCTGCAACTTAATCATTTATTTTTGTGCAAACACTTGCACAACGACACGGAGTGTGGATAATAGAACACATACCAACAAACACAAAAAGGAATCAAAGCAATGACAACTATCACCTCAACAATTGGCGGAAGGGAAGAGCTAAGACAGCTAGTAAAATCGGGGGTTTCTGTCTTTTGGAAGCATGCCGACTACCGCGTCGAGTATTGGCCAAAGCATGACAAATCAGCATCCGGCGGCTTCGATGGCCTTTTTACAGTGTGTCAGTCCAACCAATACGCAACCGGCACAGATTCCCGTGAATTGCCAGATCTTTATTACACGGCAATTTTAGGTAGCTAAATAAAAAGCTGAGGGGTTAAGACCCTCATCAACTTAAAAAAGGAATGAATCATGTCTTCAAAATTAACTGAATCGAAAAAACTTGCGGCGGAAATATATCTTGCAAAGGGCACTGGATATAGCCCTTACATCGATATCTTGGGTGTGTTACGGCACTGCGTTTCAGTTTTAGGCAAACCGTACACGAGATGTGATTGGTACCTTCAGCCTCGCCAGGGTTTGTGTGTTGGAAAGCGGGTGTCAGTTGCTGAGGCTTCGAGATGTTTTGAGCGCGACGTTACTAGGTGGGAATCGGCTGGAAGGCCAAGGATGCATCGTTGGGAACATTGGCAAGTGTTTGATTTTTACGATACTAATGATAAAGCAGGTGAGGAATTTATGAAAATTGCGACATCCTGGGTCTCGCGTTGATTGCTAAACGATTTTTCTTTGAATTAATTTGTACAAACACTTGCACAACGACACGGGAAGAGTATACTGTACTCATCAAATCAACAAACACAAAGGGAACGACAACATGAGCAACGCGCAAATGAAAAACGAACAGCAAGCATTGCAGGATCACGTTGACCAGATCGCTGCAACTTTAACGTCCGGCATGACGTATGAAGATGCCGGAATGGACCATGAAGAGCACGGCGCTGAATCTACAGATTTGATAAGCGGCTACGACTATCTGTCCGACTCGCTAGATATTGAATACACCATAAGCAGCAACGGCGAGTATCTAGGCGCTCGAATCCTTGTAGCTTTTGGCGGTCCTAACATCTGGATAAATACGCGGTCTTGCAAGGTGGAAGGCTATTGGTGGGGAGATGAAGCGACAGCGGACTACACCGACGAGATGGATCTACACAGCACATGCGAAGAGCTTTGGGACATGAGGGGCTAATAGATGAGATGGCATAGAGGTGTGGGGTTTATTTTCCCCCGCCCAATTTTTTCTAGCTGATGAGTTGCTGGGACGGTTACCCAGTCGAAACGCCTAGCGGGGCGTCCTAGATAACCAAAGCCTGAGGAGGCAATCAAATGAAAGTAATAAATTTCAACGGCAGCGACATGAAAATATCGGCAGGCGCGGAGAGGATTCTAGAAACACTGGCTTTACGCAACTTTATTGCCGGAAAAGATACCTTTGTAGAAGGCAAAGGCAAAAATCAACGCAGTCTTTTACAACACGAAAACTTGTCGGCAATTGGTGTTCGCGAAGTGCCAAGAGAGCACCCAAAAACCAACATGGAAAAGCGGTTTTTTGAGCTTAACCCGCGCAGGCAGTTAGTCATAAGCGGTGACAAGCGCCGAATCAATGCCATTCTTAAAAAGTTAATAAAAGCCTAGGAGACAATGGTTTTCATCGAATGCAAGAACAAGAACGGCCAGACATATGAGCTGGCCGCGAGAACTAAGCATGTTTGATGTGCTTATAAGTTTGGATTCTTACGAGTCCATTTCAATCAATCAAAAGAGAGTATTTATATTATGACAATCACATATAAAAATCTCACATCTAAACTAAGCAGCGTAATCAAATCAGCTAAAACAATGCGAGACAATAGCCAGTGTTTACTAGAGTTTGGTTTTACTGCATATATAAATGAAGGTGATACAGGGTACCTAACACGTACCGTTGCTGCATGTGTTGGTGTTAAGTCGTTGAACACTGCGGTTATGACTAGCTATATCGAGCACATAGCCAACGTTAAATACAGCAAATCAAAAGATGGTACTTTATCATTCAAGAAATCATTTAAAAGTTTAAAACCAACAGTTAAGCCTATCACTGTTGCATGGTATGACTTCGAAAAATCAGAGGCAGTTGTAACAGAATTAGATGTTGCTAGGGTGTTGGCTTCGCTCTGTAAAAGAATGGATAAAGCATCTAACGATGAGAAGACCACACGCTCACACTCGGGCCGTGATGAGTCCGTGTAAATGGTTAAATCCATCATTGAGAGCGTCAGGTAAAAAAAATGCTGCCCTATACCCTATATTGAATGATACGTAAGCTATTGTTTATACTGTTGTTATTGTTATAGGGTGTGTAGGGTACAGTATATATAAGTATTAACATACCAGGTAGTGTAAAGTGCAGCGCTACAGTGTTACATGGTGCGCATGCGTAAAGGTTTCAGTGCTATACACTACACCTGACACACTTGGCTTAGCGGAGGATCAATTATGGTAGACTACAAATTCGTGTGGAGCTTCGAACAAACGAGAGAAGAAAACTACCGAAGATGGCGCCAGTTGAACAACGAGGAGCGAGATGATTTTAACATCGCTCGCTCGCTGGAAGCGGAGGCTAGACAAACATTTTTGATGATGGAGAAAAAATGGCGGATCGAGGCAGACCAAAGAAGGAACGAGCGCAATTGGTGGAGATGCCAAAGCAATTTATTGCCGACGACGAATTCGGCCTGACGGAAATGCAGACCGCGTTTGTGTGGCACTATAGCCAAGGCGGGTGCGGTCAGACGGAGGCTGCGCGGAGGGCTGGATTTAGCTTCCCAGCAATGAGCGCCAGCAAGCTGATGAATGGGCGCGATCATCCGAGCGTAGTCAAAGCGGTGCGTGCTGAGCAAGAAGAGCTTCGCCAGAAATACGCAATAACCCCAGAAAAAACAGGCTCTATGCTGTGGAAGATAGCAGAGACCAGCTTCGAGAACGGGGCTTATAACGCTGCCGTAAGCGCGGTAAAAGAGTTGAACCAGCTCGCAGGCTTGACGATACAGCGGAGCCATTCGCTTAATATTAACGCAAATCTGGACAGCATGACGAAGACTGATATCAAGTCACGGTTGAACGAGCTACTAGGTGTGACCGACGAAATGAAGGACAATGACCTATAGGTTTTTGGAATAGATGACCCGTAATTAATGAACGAAAAGAATAACAGAGAAAGAGAGGTCTCTTTCTCTGCGTCCCGCCCTCGCTGGTTTAATCAGCCTCCCCTCTAAATTACTACAAAACCTTTATAAATCAAAGACTTAGCCCATGATAAGAGCTTGGTTCGGCGAAGCCTGGTTTAACGGCAGTGCTCACAGGAGTTAAAGCCGTTGGCCAAAGCCTCGGTCCTCACTGGTTGGGCACCTCAAAGTGCATCCTAAACGCCCGCAAGCGCCGTCCTGGCAAAAACAATGGACCCCTATGGATCGAGTTTTTGACCTTCAAACAGCTTTGATTTGGACCCTGGCACCCCCCTTTTTTCTGGCCTGCTGCCAGCTCAAAGCTTTAGCTGAGTTCGGCGCATAAGGTGGTAAAAAAAATCTCAACGTAAATGGTCGCAAGATTCACCCCCCACCCCCCGTTTCCAACGAGAAAGCATAGGGGTCCCACCTAACCTATTGAAATATATAATAT